CGTCCCGAGTTTCCTCTTGCCCCGCCTCGCCAACTAGACCTGGATCAGAACCGTCTTTGCGCACCGCGGCGGTGTTCTCTCGCTTCTCCGCAAGTACATCTACAGTCCGCGTTTCCTCAATTCGGAAATCAGACTCTCCACGTCCGGGACCTGAGGCAGCAGACTCTTGGCTAGAACCAAGTTGTCCACGAAGTCGGCTGGGTCCTCCGACTTCATTGACAGCCGGTGCTGCTGCTCCAGATAGGCTTGCATCTCGGGCCTCGTTCGCGCCAGCTTCTTTGAAACGCTTTCCACTAGATTCGAGAACGTAGGTGCCAGAGAAGAGACCATTGATGTAGTCGAAGATGTCTTTGTTTTGGGCAACACTGAGCACCACCTTCTGTTGGAACGCGAGATAATCAAACGTGGGATGAGTGTTGAGCATGATGAGCATTCTCTGCATCTCTGCAGGGAAGTCGGCGTTGTGGCTCCTCACCTGGAAGTGCGCCAGCTCATGCACCATAGTCCCAACCATGCCGACGGCGCCACGCAGGGGGTCGCCGAACTCGGGAATGGCGGGGTTAATAAACATGCCAGAGAACGGTATCTTGATACTGACACCGCGATACTCTTTGTCGAAGCTAACGCCAATTCCCTCTTTCTTCAAGTCCGGGTATCCCGATCTTGGGAACTCTTGGTGCATAGCATCCGCAACAACAGTACGCAGTTCGCGAAATGCGTCGCCAATCTCAAACAAGAATTGGTCGAAGCGCGCCCCGAACTTCTCCTGCCCCAACACAGTAAGCGGCTTCGCCTCCACATCAGACAGTTTCACTATCACGTTGTCGTGCACCATGACGCGATTCGGATTGATCTCCGACTGTGGCACCTTCAACTCACTGACATTCGGTGTGAATTTCGCCATCATCGCCGGAGTCAGCGTAGGTATCTTCCGCCCATTTACGATGAGGCGACCATCCTTAACCGTCACAGTGTCGCCGGGGCGAATCATATTCGCGGGCGTCTTGGTCTTCGGAGCCTTTGGCTCGACAGAGACTTTGTCCGACTTCGACAGCTTTCCCTTCGGATCAACATGCAAATAGTGCATTGTGCCGAAATTAGTAACGTCGTTCGCTAGGTCCTCATGGCGATAGAGCATCGTCATATAGTTGAAGATATTCTCAAAGTCGTCCTTCACATTTTTCGTGAAGCCCTGCCGATTGAGGTCGAATGGATAACCAGGATCTTCCGGCTTAACCGCCGAGTCCACGTCAATGTAGAATGTCTTCTTGATCGGCTCGCTATCCCAGGCGTTGGGGTCTTTCTTCAACTTAAAACTGAACTGCCAGATACCGTTCGAAAGGACGTGGGCGTTGTCCTCCCAAGTGCGCAGCGCATTATCCTCTTTCGTCACATAAATGTGTGCTGTCCCCCACGCGAGTTTGATATTCGCGAAGGAGGTATATTGGTCGATAGGGAAATGTGCGCCGATCGCCGGAACAAACCTACTCGGTGTTCCATCGGGATAGAGCCCGTTGAGCAACTGTCCGTTATAAGTCACGTCGATGTTGTTGAACAGAGGACTATTCATCAACACATTATGATAGTGTGCGCCGACGGGGAAGTCGATCTTCTTCGCCTCTCCTGTAGAGGGATCAACATAGCCCTCTGGTATCGTAACCTGGATCATCGTGCCGTGGCCGTCTTTGAACACCTTGCGCTCAGCCTCGGTCGGCTCCGAGATTTGAATTTTCAGCTTCGGCGCCTTCGGATCTTCGAGTCGTCGAAACAACTCAGGTCCGGTCGTGATAAGGCGCGCAACCTTCCCGTTTCGCATCGTCCGCACATCCAGCCCGCCGTTCTCATACAAGAAGAGCATCTTAGCGAGTCCTAGCCCGCCAGAGGCACGATCGGTCGCCTTCTTGGTGCCTGCGATCCTAAGGAATTGGTTTCCTAAAATCTCGGGTGCCATCCCCTCACCATTATCGTAGACTTGGATGACACGCTTCGCGGAATCCGTGTTGATGCTGATGTGTCCCTTCTCGATGCGTCCGCCCTCGATCTCTGTCTTAATCGCATCGAAAGAGTTCTGCAGAATCTCCTTGATAGTAACGTCGGGAAGATCCTCAGGTGTTCCATATAGCTTCGCGCCGACGAGGCGGGCCATGCGCCCAACTTCCGCGCCAGGATTCGCGTCGATCTCCTCACGAGCCGCCGCAAGCTGCTCTGGAGTTGCCCTAGCATTGGCGTCCTCCGCTGCGAACTTGGGGTTCTTCTTCGCAAGGAACGCCACCACATCGGCAGGTATATGGTTCGGAGGCGTCTCTTTCGGAAGCGGCGGCAGGATCTCCGTCGGTTCAAGCGGAGGCTCGGTTGGCGACACTGGAGGTGGAGGAGTCTCCGTAGATGCAGGGACCTCTACCGTCGTCGGAGTCACCGCCGCTTGGATATCCTCTGGTGGATTCCCCAATAGCGTTTCAATGTCGGAAGTCCCTGCCGCAGGCATCGCGGGCGCAGCAGGAGCTGGCGGGGGTGGCGCGTCTGGTGGAGGCACCGAACCCGAGAGTCCGGTGAAGGCATTGCGAAGCTCCTCCGACGTCGGCGCAGTATCGCTGTCTTTGCGAAATGCCGGCGCTACAGAGCCACCCACCAAGAAGCCAACCAGTGCATTGTAGCCAACGTCCTCTTTGAGGTCCTGGTCCGGCTTATAGATTTGCTGCGCTATCACATTCTGGATAAACTGCTGAAGGCCCTCTTGGCCACCTTCGGCGAAGGCTCCCTTGATAGCCGGAATTCCCACCTTCGCAATAAAGCCCACAGCTTTCCCAGTCGAACCAAGCGTGGGGAGCAGAACATCAACCACGTCCGTCGCACCGGAGACTGTACCCCAACGCGAAGCGCGGGCGATCTGCTCTGGAGTCGCGCCAGCTTTCACCGCGCGCTCTGTCGACTCACCAGCGCCAGAGGCAATCACCGAAAGCGTCGCAGCAATGGGATTCAGCATAGCGAGTCCGATGGTGCCCGCCACAGAGCCCACACCCGAACCCACATCGCCCACAATGTTGCGAACACCGGCGGGCATCTTCTTCGGAGCAAGCCACTGGTCGCCTGCGGTGCTCAGCGCCTCGCCCGCACGATACAGAGGATGTTGCGCCGTCGGCATCGGAGGCCCTGATGCAACAGTATCGGTGTAGGCACGGAAGGCTTCATCGTCGCCCTTCATCGCAAGGTCTAGTGGCGACGTACCCTCGGGATACTCTGGCCTCTCGGCTTGCCAGCCCGCAACGCCTTGGAGTGCCGACGCTACATTCCCCTTGACACCGCGCGCGAGTCCCTTCGCGTACTCCGACACCACATCGCCAATGCCGGTGTAGGCGCGCGAGACACCCGGATAACCAGCTCGCTCTGGAGTTGAAAACACCTGATCGTCATTGAGTGGCGCAGACGGTTTCGCCGGTGCGCCGAATACCTCCTCATCCGACATCTCTATTGGAGTGCCTGCACGAGGCGCCGGACCCGATCCACGCCCGAAGACTTCCTCGTCAGTCATTTCCTTCATGGGCTGATCCAGCCGGTTCCCGTCCACTTCATCGGCCCTCGGGGCGTCGTATATGTCATATTCGGTACGCGATCTGCAGGAGGCGGCGCAACCGGAGGCTCACTCGCCGGATCGGACGGCGGTGACGGCTCATCAGGAAGCCCACCGATCGTCCCCAAGATGGCTTTGAGTTGTGGATTCTTCCCTAGCCAAGTATGGAAGTCGTCAACTGGAAGCGCCGGCTGAGGACTCACAATATCGCTGGTACGCTTCTGGTTAATGCGCGCCATATCTCGCATATACGCCTGATGCTGCCCTTGCACCCGAATAAGGTTCTGCCACTTCGCCCGCTCGGTCTTCGACTTCTCCTGCTCACCAATTCGCAGGTTGCGCTCACTCGCTGTGCCAGAGCGCGCCTCCGCCGCATTGGCTGTCGCCGCTCGGAGGTCCTGTTTCGAGAGTGCCTCTTGCTTGGCAATACCCAGCTTCTCTTGCTCGGTATCCATCTTCTCACGGATGTTGGTAGTTTCGCCCGCGGCACCAATTCCCATTCCCAAGTGCCCAACCGAGGTCTGCCCGAAGCCCGCAGGCTGCATCAACTGGAGGCCAGTAGAGAGCAACGCTGCTCGCACTCCAGGGTCGTTGAGCGCGGTGCTCCACTCTTGCATCACACTCGGCTCGGACACAGATGCTGTGACCGGAGGCGGAGTCGGCGGTGGATCGAATGGATCTTCTGTGTCAGCCACGGAGCATCCCTCCAAGTGCCGGAATCTTCGCCGCCGCCGGATTCACCCCGAGCGATTGGAGCAGAGCGAGCAACTGCCCTCCCTTGATAGCATTAACCGCATGAGGCTGCGGCGCTTGCGGGGTGCGAATGGTCTGTGGCTGCGGCGGCGTCGGCATACGCACACCACGAAGCGCATCGGTTATGCGCTTGGCCATATCGCCACCTTTGTCCTCAGGCTTCGCCGCCGCCGAGGCTTCCGCTGCTTCGCCCGCAGGCTTCGCCGGGTCCACATTCAGAGTCACACTCGCATCGCTCGGCGTCACGGTTGCGCCACGACCTGGAAGCGTCACCGCAGCGCCTCCTGGCGTAGCGACTGGCGTCGGGTCCCAATCATTCTGCATGGGCGGTGGGAGCGCCGGAGCCATCGAGCGCGCCGCCGCCTGCGGATTCTGAAGGAACTGCTGCGGGCGAATCCCCCGCGCTGCAAGTCCCGCCGCGAAAGACGCCGCCGGATCACCCAAGTCCTGGCCGGGGAACCCTCCCGTCCAAGGCATCATCGGCTGATTTACACCAGGCGTCTGTGTAAAGGGTTGACCGAAGCCGGTGCCATAGTCAGCAGCGCCGCCGAGATTCTCACCAAAGCCGAAATCAAAGGGGTCCATTCGCTATCTCCTATTAGGTGATCCAGGGAAGCAATGCACCAATGCCAGCGCCAGCAACCGTTCCTATTCCCGGCATCAACGCAGTGCCGAGCGACGCACCAGTCGCCGCACCGCCAAGACTTGTCATCGCCGTTGGTCGCGTCGACGGATTGTTGCCCGTCGCCACAGTGGTGGTGCCGCCTCCAGGCATTCCCTGCAAGAACGACATCAGCTCTTGCGTTTGGAGGAATGGCGCGAGCTGATCGTAGTTGTAGCCTCCCACCATTGCGTCAATTTGCGCCTGCGTCATACCTCGTCGCACGTCGCCGACGGCTGCGGTGGTGCCCGCCGCTCCCAACATGCTGTTAGCGCCTGCCGTCTGCGCCGCCGTCGTGGACGGGAGTAGCCCCAGCGCCTTGAGCTGCGCATTAACATTAGTGTCGTAAGCGGCATTTATCAATTTACCAGAAGTATCCCCCACATTTCGCAAGTATGCGTCTGCGCCTGCAACCTCGGTGAGATCGCGCCGCGAGCCGCCGAACTCTTGACCTGCCCCGGTGAACTCATCACGAATCGCGGGGCGCACCACCTGCTGGTAGTTCTGTGTGATTGGCCGCACCGCCGCGTCGACAGACTTCGCGAGTGCGGGATTATTCGCGGGGTCCCAAACGCGATCACCCAGCCAGAAATTGCTCGCATCGAGTCCGGCCTTCGCCGCGCTGTCTTGCGCGACCGCACCTCGGTTCGTTGCGTCTGCCGCGTCGAGCGCCATCTGCTGCGCCTGCATCTGCACCGGGTCGAAACCGGCAACTGTTTCGCCTTGGTATCTCTCCGGCACCGAGGCGGCGAACTCCCGCACCTTCGGCATCGCAATATCCATCAGCTCCTGTTGCTGTGGAGTAATGTTCGGCGTCGTCGTCGACGTTTGGGTTGGTTGTGTATTCGAGCCGCCCATTATTGCATCCTCCCGCGCGAGACAGCTTTCGACATTACAACTGCAATCTTCTTATAGCCGTAGGGAGCCATGATCTTCTCCCAACCATGCCGACCAACGACATCAATGCGGTGCGCCCCACACACCTGCGCGAACCGCTCCATACATGCGTCGACGATCGGTCCCGACTCCAGCATCCCCTCGCCGCAGCCCCAAAAGACTTCGAGTATGGTCCCTGCATCATGACGAGCGATCTGAGAGAAGACTACCATCCTGATGGCGTCGGGAGTACCAATCCCCCACACTTGGATGCCGCCATCTTGTCCACGCAAGTAGGTCCCCTCCAGCGTCAGCGTGCCTTCCCAGGTGTGCGGCACTAGCTTCATCATATCCCGAATCTTCGGCCAATAGTGCTCGAACTTCTCGCCTTGTATCAACTCCATTGCATAGCTCATAGCTTGCTCCAAGCACCCGCCAACGTGTATGTGTAGACGCCCTGTCCAGCTCCCGGATTCCAAACTGCGCCGTCTGCGTAGACTATCATCCCGGCGCGAGGTCGCAATGGCTCCGCATATATGGGGCGTAGATCGAGCGCCTGCGTCTCCAACATTTCTCGCGAGATAGCGAGCAATTCACGCTCCACATACACCCTAAGCGCCTCCGGCGTGGGCTCGCCCGAAAAGGTATTCGGTACATACGGCATTAGAAGTTTCCATCCGCTGCTACAGAGAGCTTGAAGCCATCAATCCTCCAGTCGAGTGCCGTCGGCGTTGTGAACTCTAGTGCGATCGCGCGCCCCGACATAGCAAAGTCGGCAGTAACGCCAGTCGCAGGATCGAAGTCCACATATGGCCCCCAAGTGACGGGACCATTGACCAACATCTGCGTGCCAATGCGAATCTTAATAGGGCCTCCCTGCACCTTCGGCCAGAGTCTGTCTACGAACTTCATCACCTCGTGATCGACAATCCACTCGCCGGTACGCTTCCGACCCACTATAGAGAATCCGATGCGCTGTAACGTACAAGCATAGCCAACACCGTTTTGTGTGTAGCCACTCGCCCATTGATGAAACTTAGTGTTGTCGGGATCACAGAGGACGATCTTCCGTCGCTCTTGAAGCGACCACGGCCCAACATCCGTATCCCAAACATCGCTGCCAGTGTCCCAAATATCTGTAGACGCCGTTTCGACTTTCCCCGAGGCAGCGTTGCGAAATGCAATCGAGCACTCTGTAAGGGAACCATTGCGGTAGTTGAAGACGAGGCCGCGATTTGGATTCTCTCGCCCCGCCTGCGGATAAGCGAAGATGATTTCGTTATTCTCATAGTCTGCAAACATGAAGCTATTGATGTAATTCACCGTATCCATGTCGTTGTAGACCGTCTTTCGCATCTTCTTATTGAGTATCGAAACCGGATCGGCGGAGCCATTGTGGATGATGATGTCGTTCTGCGTCGCAACCACATGCTTCTTCCCGTCGCCAGTAATCGCAACACACCGAGGCGCGAGAATCCCAAGAGTATCGGTAAATACTTCGAAGGCGAATATCGGCCTCCCTCCAACGTATCGCATACTCCAGATGGACTGGTCCTTGTAGAGAAATAGCTTTGCTCCCAAGCTCATCATTTCGCGCAAAAGCCCAGAATTCACATCAGGCAAATCATATTCGCCTGCGTCGTTCGCAGGATCAGTCTCATCCCAACTCCCAGGCAACTGGCCCGGCCCATCCACCGAAGCCGACCACTTAACAAGATGCGGATAGTTGACGCCGCCAATAGTATAATTCGCCGCCACCAAGTACGCACCGAAGGCACGAAGCACAGCCGCCTTGCCTCCGACGGGCCAATTAGTGAGGTCCGCCAACTTAGTAGATGGTGAGAGACTCGACCAATACTGCGGGACGTCACTACCATTATTCAAGATTGGAATACCACCCAATAGCGTTCCGTTCCAATCCCTGGTGCTCGTCGCAGTATAGTTAACGTCAACCGCCGCCGACTGACGTGTGATATTGGTGTGCGCAGCGCCGTCCCAAACATACGCCTTTGCGAGGCTCGTATATATCCAGAACACTTGCGCTGACGTCACCACCGGCAACGCAAAGTGGGGCGCGACCCCCGGCGTTCCAAAGATCTGTTCCCATCCCTTTCGGGTGCGCATCCCTCCGTCGTCGCTTCGCATATGCTCGACGGTGGTCCACACCTCGGGCGGAAGCTGATACGAAGGCTCGTCGCGTATAACGCCCTTTTCGTCAAGGTTATCAAATTCGAGTGTCGGCACGTTGCGACCTCTATGTGTTGTTCGGTGGCATTTGCGCCACCGAAGGTAGCTGCGCGCTATTTCATGTCTTTCGACGACTTGAGCGGGTTCGCCGCCGTGGCCGGACCCGGCTTCGGGGCTTGTTGAGTCGCGGGGCTGCTCTTTTGGTCTTGCGGCGAAACTTTCGTGCCGCCGGTGTGCTGGTCCCTTTCTTGCGTTGGGTGCGTTCCTTGCGAGGGGGGCTTTTGAAAGTTCTGAGTCCCTACCCTCCCAGCCTTCGCAGCATACTCGGCTTCTCGCTTCTTCTTCTCCTCGGCGTTCTGCTCGCCCTTCTTGGAGTCGTCGATCTCCGAGTCGGAAACTTGCGTGGAGGGAGTGTACGCAGCCGCCTGATCGCGACTATACGCAGCGGTCTCCGGCGCAAACGCTTCGAGTACCAGTCGCTCGCCCTGCTTCAAGACGAACTCGACATCTTTGTCTTTGTTCGTCACGATGTCTTTGCTATCGAGGCGCACCCAGCCAGCGCCGCGATCGACTTCGACAATCGCAACCGTAGTCGAGTTGTCGCGCTGGTCCTTGTCCTCCGTAGTGATATTCACAACTATCGTCTTCATTCCAGTTCTCCTCTGTGAGGCCATCTTGTGTGGATAGGCTCTAGCGATGGCCTTCACTTAACACGCTAGAGCGCAACTTCGACTCTCTAACCGCCAAAGCGCCCACTTGGGCTATCCTTTGGTTCCAACCTGGGTTCCATTTACGAAGATCAAGACCTCACCCGTCACTTGGATTTCCACACGTGGGAGTTCGCCGGGCGGCGGAATCACAGGCGGTGGCGTCTCTGTCTCGGTTGCGGGGCCACCCAACACATCTGCGATAGCACCACAGATGGCTTCGAACTTCGCATTATACTTGTCGCTGTCACCGCGATTGTCGCAGAAGCACATCTCCAACAGTATCGCTGGCTCCTCGGTACCATTCAAGAACGCCAAATCGGTGCGCTTCTTCGGTCCCCTATTGGTAAAGCCCCCAGCCTTCGAGATTGCCGCCGACACGTCCGCCGCAAGCGCCTGCTGCGAAACATACAACACCTCAGTCCCATGCGCATTGCCATCGAAGGCATTAAAGTGCACAGAGACATCGAGCTGGCGCGTCTCTTTGTTGTGCGCCGCCACAATGGTATTCAGATTTTGCGACTGTGACGTTGAGGTGTTGTCGTGGAATGTAATCACATCGCAACCGCGTTCTATGAGTAGCTCCGCGGTGCGATCCACCACACGTCGCGCTTCGTTGACTTCATCGAGAAGCGGCGGCACCGGATTACCGGATGCGCCGCGAACTATCTTGCCGTGTCCACTAGACATCACAATACGATCGAACATGACTGGTTCCTCCACTGGCTGTTGTTCATCATAGGGGTAGGTGACTTCGACTTCATCGTCTGTCTGGATACCGAGTGCGGCCATTAAACCGGGCGAGATGTCGGCGACCCGCGAGGTGTCCGAGTGCGGACCCCAATCTGCCGGATAGGCGAACATCTTGTGTCCCGTCTTCGGTGCATATACCAGCGCCATATGTTCGAGCAACGTCGGCTTCGGATACAGTGCGTAGTCCCAACGGCACGCAATATAGAACACCTCCGGGTCGAGCCTGCGCGCGAGTCCCGTGGTGCCCGAAGGCTGCGTCGGCAAAAAGAGCTGGGGTGCATCTTCGACCTTGTAGATGAAGGCGAGTCCCTCGGAGGGACTTACGCCGGTGTCTTGTGGCCCACCAAACCAGGAGCACTTGCCGCGTAGGTTCATGGTCATTTGAAATCCCAAAGCGGACGGGGACGCCGCCATTCGCTACTATAGGATGGTCGCACGGCACCGCAGCGCCGACAATACTTCACCTCGACGTTGCCGCCGCTACCCTCCAGAATATCAGCGGCTACATGCGCTCCATCGTGCGAGCAACGTCGCATCCAGTGGTCGATTATCCAATCTAGTATTCTCATTGTGGCCTCGCCGGTGGCGGCGGCACGATGCACTGGCTGAGGAGCTTCTGCACTTCGGTCTGCATCGTCACGACCAGTTGCACGTTATTTTCGCGCTGCTTATTGAAGGCACTTGCCTGATAGTAGGCGAAGCCAATGAGCGCACCATTCATAACGCAAAGCGCGAGCACCAGTGGCATCCCACGCAGCGCGTCCACAAAACCCACGGCGGCTTTCCCAACTCCTGGCATTGTCATGGCGGTGCCTTTCCCAAATCACGAGTCATAATGGCAACGATCCGATTGATCGAGTGCTCATTCTGCTTGATATTCTGCTCCAACATGGTGATGCGCTGTTGCATCTCCTGCATCCGCGCCACAGTGTACTCGGCACCACGAGTCTCCATGATATGAACTCGTGTCTCTAACCTCACACTATAGGCGATCATCGTCGCCGCCGCCGCTCCGAGCGCAATCAGTTGCGCCACCAGAAAGAGCGCCAGTGCCGAATTCTCCTTCAAGAACGACTTGACGTTCTCGACCATCTATGGATTCTCGGCTTGATACTCTGCCATTGCTGCGGCCTCAAAAGTTGTCGTAGCATACTTGATACCGACTTCAGCCGGCCCTACCAGCGTTCCGAGATCCTTCAACAACGCTCTAGCCGTTTTGGCTTGAGATTGAGTGACCCCGGAGAGATCAGGAAGTGGCCCTTTGTGCCCTAGGTAGAGCGAATACGCATTGCCAATCGCAGCGAACTCTGCTGCCTTAGCTTGCTGGGGGCCTGTGAGAAAAGTAAGCTGGGACCATGTAGGAACTGCCATTCTCCACCTATGCTGCCTATGCTGTCTTTGTAAGAACTGCCGACGATCCGGCCTTGATGATTGTGGTGGTCGCCGCAATCTGTGAGCTATGCCATAACTCCAAATCTCCAGCGGCGGTAACGATAACCAAGCCTTCACATTTGATAAGTATGTCGGAGTTTATTGCGCCGACACCTTCGCTCATCGTATTGGGGGCCGTGGTGGAATACACCTTGGTAGTCCAGGCGTTCATCACTCCACCTGTCACGAGGGCGACGCCACTCTCTTCCTCAGTCAAGCCGTTGGAGGCGGTGGTGATAGTAGACACGTCATAGCGCATGAACATCTTAGAAGCGGCGGTGCCCGTAAAATTGAAGCCAAGCCCAATACCAGTCGTAGAGGTATCCGACTGGCAGAGCAACAAATACTCAACCCTATAGGTTCCTGGCTGTACCGAATTGAACTTGAGATCAGTGACGGAAGTGCCTGTGACGCCAGTGACGCTGTGGCTACTACTCCCATGGCGCTTCACGCGAGGAATCCAACTCGCTATTGCCTTCGTGCCCGCCACAATCGTAGAGCAAGCTAAGTCGGCATCCTCCGAAGCATTAGTAGGATCGCTATAGACACCCTCTATCGACGCAATGACCCGCTTCGTGCCAGAGGCATTCTCCGCTTCAAGCTCCCATTGTGGACCGAAGCCAGCCGCTGGCGTACCGCTAGAGGTGACTGTAGTACGAAGAATTGGAACTGGTATATTGGTCGCCGCGCTATCTATGCCAATGTTGTTCTTATCAACAAATGTCCACTCTCTGGTGGTAGCGTCGTGGACAAGAACGTATTCAGCAGTATCAGCTCGGTAAACATAAAAACGCTGTTCGGTCGCAATATGCAAGTCAGAGTATTTGCCTTCAGCGCCGAAACTATAGATCTGAGTGGCGCTTGGCGAGGCATCTAAATTTTTCAGCCCAAGGGCAACCTCTGAGAAGGCGTAGTCTGTGCCAGCGTTGGTGACGCTGTAGAACTGTGCCCCGCAGCCATCGCCGCTCGCCTTGGCTGAGAAGTATATCTCACCGCCACTTGCGGTGATTAGCACCCCTTCGGTGCTGTATTTCTCAAGTACTACAGCGCCACTGTTCCAGTTGAGTTTCGATGCAGTCGGCAACAGAATGTCGTTGCTGGAATCGATCAGAACGCCGCTGTTCTGCACTGTCGCGCCGCCAGTGCCGTTCCAGCGCACGATGGCGGTGTCGGTCGAGCTACCAATAGTTGGGATTCCTCCGGCAGCGCCGGGCAGATTGCTCCAGTTTGTCTTGAGCAAATTACCCGCAGCATCGTACATCAGCAAGAAGTCGCCGGTCGTCGGAGCCGCCTCGGTGTTGATGTCAGCCAGTGCCATGAATTTGACGGCACCGGCACTGTCGTCCCAACCCATCACCAAGTCGATATTGGGATCAGCCAACGAGGCGCCCGTCCCGCCGTCGGCCAGCGCCACGTCTGTGCCACCCGCAACATAGGCAGTGCCGCCAATCGAACTATCCGCCGTCAGCGTCAGCGTCCGGTTGGCGTCGCCGGTCGTTAGCGTCAGTGTCCTGTCGGCAGTTATGTCGGAACCTGGTTTGATAATGAGGTCATGCGAAGCATTAGTATCGAGCAAATGCAAGCCAGTATTCGGCACCGTTAGCAC